TTGAAGGTTCTCCATTATCTAAAGGTATACTTCAATATGAATTGTGGGGTAAAACCGATAAAGACACGAGCGGAAGATGGGATTGGAAGACTTTAAGAAAAGAAATCGTAAAACACGGTGTAAGAAATTCTTTGTTAGTTGCTCCGATGCCAACAGCGTCTACTGCACAAATCCTTGGTAATAACGAAGCGTTTGAACCGTTTACATCTAATTTATATTCAAGGAGAACTTTAGGTGGTGAATTTATTGTTATCAATAAACACCTCGTAAATGAATTACTTGAAAGAGGTTTATGGTCAGATGATTTGAAGAAAAAACTAATCATGGAAAATGGTTCCGTACAGAACATTCCCGAAATACCTGTTGAAGTAAAAGAGGTATACAAGACAGTTTGGGAAATGTCTCAAAAAAGAATTTTGACCATGGCTGCGAATAGGTCGATTTATATTGACCAATCACAATCATTAAATTTATTTATTGACAACGCGAACAAAACCAAAGTTTTAGCAGCACATCTTTATGGATGGAAACTTGGTTTGAAAACTGGGATGTACTATCTCAGAACTAGAGCGGCTGTTGACCCAATCAAGGGTTTAGGTATTGATACCTCAACAGCGAAACCTACAGTTGAAGCTAACGAAGTACAAAACACTTCATACAACCAAAATAAACAACAAGAAGAGGAAGTTGTTGAGATGGCGTTACCATCAAGACCAACAGATTCTCCTTTTGAATGTGAAGGTTGTGGCTCGTAACTGTAGATGGCTCCCATAATAGTTCGCGACCTACCGCAAACATCTACTTTGTTTGATTATAAAAGGAGCAAAAAAATCAAACAATATACACAATCCCAACTTCGGTTGGGATTTTTTATTTATAAGTATTTCTTCTTTAGTTATATTTATTAGTATGGCGATAACGTATGGTATAGATTTTCCATTTAGAATTAGTCCCAAAGGTGATTTTTTGGTGATGACCGAAACACCCGAAAGAGAGATTCGTGCGAACCTAATTCATTTATTATTAACAAGAAAAGGTTCAAGATATTATTTGCCTGATTTTGGTACTAGATTATATGAATTTATTTTTGAACCAAACGATGCGGTTACGTGGGGACAGATTGAGGATGAGATTAGAACTTCAGTAAAAACTTACATACCCAATTTGGAAATTAAATCAATTAGAGTAACCGCTGCAGACCAAGACCCCGAGGAACCAACAAGTCCTCAAGAAGATGAAGATTCAAGATTATTTAGAGTTTCGGATTATTCTACAAAACCATACACCGCTAAAGTTAGGATTGACTATGACATAAATAACGAACCTTTTGTTTCGTCGGATTTTATAATTATTAACATATAACATGGCTAAAAAAATATCATATGCCGTAAGAGACTTTGCTAGTTTAAGACAGGAATTAGTCAATCTTACAAGGGAATATTATCCTGATTTAATTAAAAATACAAATGACGCGTCTATATATTCTGTATTATTGGATTTAAACGCAGCTGTAACAGATAACTTACACTTTCATATTGATAGGGTTTGGCAAGAAACCATGTTGGATTTTGCACAACAAAGACAATCCTTATATCACATCGCTAAGACATATGGTATGAGAATACCAGGAAACCGACCATCAGTTGCTTTATGTGATTTTACAATACAAGTACCTGTTAGAGGGGATAAGGAAGATGAACGTTATTTAGGTACAATTAAATCGGGGGCACAAGTTTCCGGTGGGGGACAAGTTTTTGAAACCATAGAGGACATTGACTTCTCAAATCCATTCAATAAAAGAGGGGAACCTAACAGATTAAAAATCCCTAATTTTGATGGTAATAATAGATTAATTTCATATTCGATTGTAAAGAGAGAGGCGGTTGTTAACGGGGTTACAAGAATCTTTAGAAAAGTTATAACAGAAGTAGACCAAAAACCGTTTTTAAAAATTTATTTACCCGAACAAAATATTTTAGGTGTTAGTGGTGTCATCCACAAAGAAGGTACAAACTTCGTAAATAACCCTACTAATTCTGAATTTTTAAGTTCAGAAAACAAATGGTATGAAGTAAAAACTTTAATACAAGATAAAGTTTTTATTCCTGACCCGACATCAGCTTCAGATAGTGATAATTTCATATCAGGAACCTATGTACCTGTAACAAATAAATTTATCACAGAATATACACCTGAAAATTATTTTTCGGTGACATTTGGTTCTGGTAATGTGAATCCTTTGGATAATTTAGATAACTACAATCAAGGTAGTTTAAGAGTAAGTCTTGGTACTTACCTTAACAATCTATCACTTGGGGCATTACCAAAATCAAACACCACTTTATTCGTAAAATATAGAATAGGTGGTGGAAAAGATAGTAACATTGGTATTGATGTTATTACGAGTGTTGATAACGTAGAATTTGTTGTAGGTGGACCAAATTCAAATACAAATACACAAGTACAGAATTCTTTAACCGTTACCAACGTAACTCCCGCAGTGGGTGGCGCTGACCAACCAAGTATTGAAGAAGTTAGAAACATGATTGCATACAACTTCTCAGCACAAAACAGAGCGGTTACACTTAATGACTATAAGTCTTTAATTGAAACAATGCCATCTACTTATGGTGCTCCGGCTAAAGTTAATGTGATGGAAGAAGACAATAAGATTAAAATTAAATTACTGTCTTATGATGAAAATGGTAATTTAATTGATACTGTTTCCAACACATTAAAAAATAATATACTTACATATTTGGCCGAATATAGAATGGTCAACGACTTCTTGGACGTTGAGAGTGGTGAAGTTGTCGATTTCACATTAGAAATTGACGTTGTAATTGATAAAAACGGAAACCAAACAGAAATTGTTAAAACAATTATTGAAGATACTGTGAGTTATTTTTCAATAGAAAAAAGAAAAATGGGAGACCCATTATTCGTTGGTGATTTATACAAAACAATAGGTGAAGTAAATGGTGTTGTAAACGCTGTTGATATTAGGGTTTTCAATAATATCGGTGGTGAATATTCATCTTCTGAAGTTGCTCAAGCTTATGTTGATGCTAACACAAAAGAAATTTCACAATCAGATATGACCATATACATGAAATCTAACCAAATATATCAAATAAGATTTCCACAGAAAGATATAAAAGTTAGAGTAAAAACCTTAGGAACGACTACATTCTAATTTAATTTTTATTTATTTTTCTGGAAATCCATAATTTTCTATTTATATAGAAGAATGCAGAAACATAGAATTTCCACAAATATAGGTAAAGACCAAAAAGTCGTAGTCGAACTTAAAAACGACTTCGATTTATTGGAGATTTTATCTCTTAAGTTTACACAAACCGAAGCGTATTCGTCAATGTGTGCGGATTACGGTGTTGTCTGCGGTCGAATTTTTGTAAATAACGGTTTTGGTGTACCAAACGCCAGAGTCTCGATTTTTATTCCAATATCCGAAGAGGACTCTAACGACCCTGTAATATCGGCTCTTTATCCGTTTACAACAGTTGACGATAGGAATGAGAATGGTTACCGTTATAATTTATTACCGAGTAGAAAACAACACGGAGGACATGAACCAACCGGTACATTTCCTGACCAAAAAGATATCTTAACGAGAGAAGAGGTACTTGAAGTGTATGAAAAATATTACAAGTACACCGTTAAAACAAACGATGCTGGTGACTTCATGATTTGGGGTGTACCTGTTGGTATACAAACAATACATGTTGATGTTGATTTATCAGATATTGGTTGCTTTTCATTAAGACCTGATGATTTTATTAGACAAGGACTTGGTGTAGACAAATTTAAAAACACATATTCTTATAAATCATCAAACGATTTAGATACTTTACCTCAAATTGTTTCATTCAATCAAACAGTAGAGGTTTATCCTTTTTGGGGTAACGAAGATTTATGTGAGATTGGATTAACCAGAACCGACTTTGATTTATCAAGTAAGGGTGTTAAGGTTGAACCTAAAGCATATCTATTAGGTTCGATTTATTCAGACAAAGGTAAAAATACACTCAATAAAAATTGTAGACCTCAGGGTGAAATGGGTCGAAAATGTGATTTAACAACATTTGATGCAACAATTGAAATAATAAGATTCACACCAAATAAAGATACAAAGGGTAGACCTATATTAGAAAGATATGAAATTCAAGAAGACATAGAGGAAGATGGTTCATTCGTGGTTCCATTACCTATGAATATGGATTTTATATTCACAAACGAATTTGGTGAAAACGAAATCACAAACGACCCAAACAAAGGAATCCCAACTTCCGCGTGTTATCGATTTAGAATATCAGGTAAAAACCAAACTTTAGGTAGAGTTAGATATGTTGCTAGTTATTTACTCCCAAATATACGAGAATACAATTCTGATGTTGACGGTTCATACGCCTTCTCATTAGATTGGGATGACTATCCAACTTCAGCAACAAGTTCTTCGGTTATTTTTAACCAAACTTATGGAAGTTATTTCCCTGAAGATTATTTCTATAGATTCTCATACAATAAGGTATATTCGGTGACTTCTTATAGAAGTGGTCACTTTAAAGGTGGAAAAGATAATTTCTTAGGTATTAAAGATATTGCACCAAAAGCCGAAGAGGATTGCGAATCAAGTGTAGTTACACCACCAATTAATTACGCGTGGAGAAAGTTTAGTTTTGCCATTTTATTGGCAATTATAATTAATGCTTTCGAAAGAGTAATTTATACCGCTTTCGTTGGTGCAATACAAATCATAATTATACCCTTTCAATTCCTGTGGGAGTTTCGTATTTACATACGAGCATTAGGTGCTACAATTATAAATTGGAGACCATTTGGGTTTTTTGATGGTGCGGTTATTGAACCTCTACAAGCATTGGGTACGGTCCATTTAAGTACAGTTGTATATCCCGAATGTGAATCATGTGATGAAATACAGGTTTTCAATGAAAACCCAACAACTGAAAGTGACCCATCTTTAATTTATCAAAAAGTTGGTTCAGGTAGAGCTGTTAGAGACAAATTGACATTTTTAGTAAACTGTACAACATATAATCTAAATGTACCAACAACAGGTACAACTACATATAATTGGATTGATTGTACAACTAATATACCACAAAGTGTTTCAATACCGTTTAGTGGTTCCCCAACAAATGGTATATGTGCGAGAGATGGTTCATTATCTTATTCGGGTGGTGATGG